CTGGGGCTGCCGTAGCTTCCAGTTCTGGCGCGGGCACTTCCGCTGAGATTTGCACTTCTTCTGTCATGGTTGATTCCTGAGAATCCCTGGTGAATCGCACCAGTACGGGGTTAGTTTACTATGGTTTTTGGTGGAGGCTGGGGTGTGGCGGCGGTGTTTGTTAAGTGTGTAAATCAAATGTTGACCCAAGCAGCCCCATTCCAGAATTGGGCAATGTTGTTGTTAATTGCGATGTAACCATTTCTAAAAGTCCATCCTGTAGGTGCTGCGCTGAACTTGTCGCGGATGCCGTTAATGGTGTCACCATCGCCAACCACTGACGCGGCATTGAGCGCGTAACGCGTAAAGTCAATACCAGAAACGATTACCTCGTTTTGCTCTGTAACCACGTTGGTAACGGTTGACCCTGTGCCAACCATGTACCACTGCCACCCGGCAACTGTGCTTGAAATTTTGTTTCGTGACCAGCGGCCATTAGAGTCGGTTGTGGAAAGCTGAAAGATATAACCTGAGCCTATACCTGACTTTGTTACAGTGTTGCTTGATATTTCATAGTTGGAGCATGTGCCAATGTTTCTTATAAAAGTTCTTGTGCCAACATTGCCAAAATCAAACGAGTTTGACTTGGCCGTGTACGCACTACAGTTGTTGAACTGTAGCGCGGCTGTACCAGTGCCTGTTGCGTCAATGCCGACACAAGTATTGCCAGCAAAATCCACACCAACGCAGGAAGAAGCCTGCGCAAAGTATCCGGCCCCAACGTTTTGAATGTTGTTTCCAGTGACAGTTACGCCGTTTGAATAATTTAGTAGGATTCCCTGTCTAAAATTTTTAATTGTGTTGTTGGCAATTACCGTCTTTCCGGATTTATTCGTATAGATACCTGTTCTTGTATTCAAGTTTGGATCATTGTTTTCTACGGTGTTGCCAATGATGATGTTGTGGCTATCAATTGAATCTGGCCCGCCAAAAGACACATCAGCGTCAATGCCTCCCGTTTCATTGTTGTAACAGTGGTTATTTGCTACGGTGGTTTTTTTGACATTTACGGATAACACAATGCCCCACCCACCTTGTCCGCCTGTAACTGTCGCTCCATAACAAATGTTATTAACAATGCTTCCGTTGGCTGCGCCATTACTTGCAACGATGCAGGAGCGCGAAGATGTGTGTGACGTTACCCCGTCGATCACATAATTCTGCGTGTTTTCAACAGCAATGTTGTCGTACACAGTAGATCCAGAATAAACACCATTACAAATACGCACTCGGCAGTTTGCATTGACGACACCACGAACGCACAGCCAGCCACCAGACACATTGCAATTATCCAGTTGCAACAAACTCGTGCTGTTAGAGTTGATGTTTGAACTTACCGACGGCATAGATTTCACGCCAATCAATACCAGTTCTGAGCCTGTGTGGTTAATTGCGCAGTCTGTATTAAATGATGCGGATGGATTTGGGCAGTTGGCCGCATTTTGATCCAGTGTGATGTTGCCATCAATTTTCAAATTAGCGGACGAAGAAATAAGATGCCCAGTTGTCCCAGGCTTTTTGCGGATAGTCCCTGTTCCAACAAAATGAGCGTCAATGTTCAGGGTGAGCGTGGTGACGATATAAGTTTCGCCTGTCAGCAGAATTAGACGGTTAACTGTTGCAGCGTATGCAGCAGCAGCAACGAAAGCCGCCGTGTCATCCGTCACCCCATCGCCCACAGCGCCAAAGTCCTTGACGCTGACGGAATCCCCCAACTTGCTAGATACCAGTCGGCTAACAGCGCCTGTGCCTGTGCTTGTATAGGTTGCAGCAGCATTGATGTTGGCAGCGGTTGCCTTTACCGTCACGCCACCCTGCACCACAGGAACAAGCTCGGTACCAGCCAGTGGAGTAGTTGCTGCTGGAAGATTTGAAATCTTAGTGCCTGCCATTTTTGTTCCTTTATGCCCAAGCTATAACTGGATGTTGAACTGTTACTTCGTTAACACAGCGTTTTTTCAAATAATTAACCAATGCCGTTAACGGGTTCCTGTGCAATTTGCAACCCCATGCGAGCAATCGCTTCGCGCGCGTTTTGTTCGGTCACTTCTGACACGTCAAAAAGCGCCTGCACGTTTTCAACAGTCGTCTGGTATCCGTTAGCAGTGGAAATTTCTGCTACCAAATCCGCTTTCCCGGGTGTTGTGGTCGGTTCTGCACCTAGCGAGTAGGTCGTAAGCGGCAACATAGCTGCAAACTCATCACTGATGATTCCCGCACTAATCCAGTGCGTTGCCGGAAGTTTGCCGGTCGCCGATAGCGGAGTTGTCCACATGCCATCGCCAGATGGGCCAGCCACGACAGCAGATAGCTCGCGGGCGTATACCGCTTGTAAATCAGGAATAATTAAGCAACGATATTTCATGCAATAACCACTGCGGATTTACCGCCCAAATACGTTTCTGCGTTGTCGCGCTCATCAGCACTAAGCTCATCACCAAACCGCACAATTAGCCCGTAAATTCTGCCGTTCAATGGGAAAGCAGTCCCAGTTCTGCGACCGATATATATTGGGTTGGTTGAGAACGCTGAAACTACGCCCGGATAACCGCCAAATGTAGTTGGCTCGTCCGTCACCCCGTCTGCGCGAATTAGAATTTGGTCGTCTAGGTTCAACCCGGCGCCATTTACATTTGCAAAAAACACCGCTGAATAAGGCGGCGTTCTTGCGCTTGTAGCTTGCCCGCCGGTTCCTGATGGGCCTCTTAACCCGGCAACAAACGTGTTTGAAGCGCCGGTAACATAAGTTCTGAGATCGCCGCTTGTCGTATCGTTGCCAAGCTCGGCAACAATTCCAAGCCCCGTGCCCGTAACGCGCATCCCAGAAATAATCTGCGCAACATTGGTTCCAGGCGTAATAGTTGGCGTGACAAGCCAGTCGTCAATGCCATCGAAATTGAGCCAGTGCAGTGCGCCGTCGGTCTGGTACGTAGGCCGCGATGTGGATGTGGTTTGTGTTGCGTGGTTGTTGCGCCCGGACTTATCCAGCATTCGCCCGACAGGCTGCCCCGTAGCCGTGACTGGTATCGTGCCTGCCGCGTCTTGATAGAGCGTGCTCAGATCGCTTGGGTCATACCATGCGCCATTTTCGCCGTCTGCAAATAACGAGGCAGGAGAAAAATTTGCATAGGGCGCAGCATTCAACAAAGAAGCAATCCCGCCAAGCCCCAGACCGACGGAATTCCGGAGTGCTACGCCCCAGCTCATCGGATATTGATCGGTTTGGCGTACAAAGTGCCGCCAGAGGCAACCTGCACAGCGCTCACAACCCAAGGGCCGCCAGTGCCTTGAGGCACAAAGAACGGAACAGGAGTGCCCGCAGGGATGGGCGTATCAGAAGTTGTTGCCGTTGCGCCTTCACCAACACGAATGTAAGCGTCAGTCGTACACCAAACCAGCACCCCTTGAGGGCCAGCAGGCCAAGTGCCTGTAACGCCAGCAGTGCCCGTATAAGCTACAGATTTGGCAGCAAAAGTAGCATCGTTACACGGTCGGAGAAGTTCCATTTTTTACCTCACGCCAAAAAGCGTAGTTTGTAAAGAGTCGAGAGATACAGCGCAAGAATCTCGTCAATGATATTGTGCAACGGCGTGCAGTCCTTATCCACAACTTTATACCGCTCCGCCTCGATTTCGTCCACCTGATCCTGCAAGAACTCAACAATGTTGGTCGTTTTCTTTGCAGACATCAAAGAAATCGGACCCATCAGGCCATGCTTGCCTTGATAGGCTTCAGCAAAGCTGTCCGCCAAGCCCACAATCTCCTCATAGAACCCCTGCAAAGCCATATGCTTGGCAAAGCTACGGGTGTTCAAATGAACAGAATGGGCCACATCACGGGCCAAGAACAGCATCCCAACGAAATCACATGCCTTCATTTTGCATCCCTTGTTGTGGCATTTGCTCTGGCATTTGCTCCATCATTTCAGGCATCTCCTGACGCATCTGCGGAGCACCAGCAATCAGGTCACCCGTGTCCATCGCCGCCGCAATCGTGCCCATCACGATATCCTGAATCTGCTCAGGCGACATAGAAGCCTGCACAGCACTAATACGCTGTGTCTCAGCCTGATATGCCTTCACCTGAGAATCAAACTCCTTGACGGCAATGTCTCGAGCTTCCATAGACTGCTGAACATTCTTCAGCATCTGGTGCATTTGCTCCATCTCCTGACCCATCGCTTGGATCTGCTGCTCGGCCGCTTGCAGCTCTGGCGTCTTGTCATCGTTAGATAACAGCTTCGGATCAATCGTTTTGGCAAACCGCTTTGCCATCTCCTGTGCGCCAGGCCAGTCCATGTTTTTCACAAACAAATCACCAGCAACCGCCCACAATTGCGGATTACCTTGCAACAACTGACTCATCGCATCCAAAGACTCTTGGCGCTTGGTCATGTAGTTCGGGCCAGTCGTGACGCAAACGTCATACTTGCCAACGCCCAAGTTGTAGATCTTGTCAATGATGACGCCGTTCTGATCCTCAATCTTACGCACAGGCTCTTGCTGCGTAGGATCAATCTTCGCCATCTTGGTCTCGCCATCTATGCCAATAATCCGCGCAATACGCTGCGTGTCATAGATCTTCGGCGCCAAGTCAATGATCTGCCGACCAATGTGGCGAACAGCGCGAGCCAAGTTGTCTACGTAGTGATACGTGCCCGTATCGCCTTGCTTCTCGCGCGCGAGAATAGCCCGGCCAGACCGCTCATTGCTGGTTGCGCCGAGACTCGAATCATATTGACCCGTCGTGCTCTTGATGTCGTCCGAAGCGCCCATCTTGGCCTGAATAAGGCCTGTCTGGGCCATTGGAGGCAAGGCACGCTGGGGTAGTGGCAGAACTGCTCCCTGACCGTCTGTAACGTCGGGATTAACCTCAAGGTACGGCCAATTTTGTGTGTTGGCTGTCTTCCACTGCTGCTCATACCCCTCAAACTGACCGCCGTATCCAATGAACGGAGCCTTGGGTGCCAGAGCCAGCATTTCAGCCTCTTGGCTAACCCAGTAGTTGTACATGCGCTGGGCATCCTTGGCATTGCGCACCAAGCCCGACACATAGATACGACCATCAACCTCAAACTCGTTACCAACAACGCGAACAACAGGAATGTACTTGCCAGCCCAGTCTTGTTCTTCAAGGATTTCATAGCCGTTGATCTTGCACCATTTGACCTTCTGAACATCCGCCTGACGAGTGCGAACAGGCTTCATGCCCATTGCCTTCATGTTCCTGTCTTCGGCAGAGCCTTCAAACAAAGAAACATTGCCAGGGTACAGATTCAGGGTCTTCTGTTCATGCTCAACGTAGAAATACTCGGCAATCCGCACCGTATCTTCGTTGACCCACTGCGTTAACGACTGATCCCCCACCCCCAACGTTTGCAACGTGGAGATAGGGTTCGCGTTCGGAAACATCCTCTCGTAATCCTCTTTGAGGATATCCTCGGTCACAAAACACCACTTGGCATCAGAGCCGCATGGGTCTTGGATCGTCGGATCCATGTACACCGAAAAGGAGTTACGCACGCGACCAATTTTGATGTCTTGGTCAAACGAGTCTGCATCACAGTACTCGGTCAGCAAGCGAATGTAGCCCTCGCCATACGCAACCTGATTCTCACAGGCCGTGTCGTATGCCACATCAGCGTCAGAGATGTACTCAATATGACGCATCAGGCCATCAAAGATGTCCGCGACTTCCGTATCGGCCTTGTCATCCACCGGGATAATCTTGATGGCCGGACGGTTCTGGCGCTGATCGTTTGTGACCTGCCGAACGTGCTGGGGAAGCTTGTTGATCGTCAGGCAAGGCCGCGCATTGATCGTCTGACCCTGCACAGCTCCCCGAGTCGCCAAGACATCCGCCGGCCACTGCCAATGATTGTCTGGCGACCCGGCGAAGAAGCGAAGATCGTCCAACTCATCTTCGCGGCTTTCTGAGTACGCGGAAATCGCCATATTAAGCCGAGCACGAGCCGTAGCCAGCACGTCAGATTCCGACTTGCCGCCACGCTTACCGCCCTTGGCCACCGATGCCGCTGAACTCAAATCATTCATCCAAGACCCCAATCACGTCAGGCTCACGCATCATAAGGTATTCCTTACCCTCATGCTTCACCTTTTGCCCGGAATATTCCCCGAACAGCACATGGTCACCAACCACCAAATCCATCGGCACCAACGAACCATCTTCCTTGCGAAGACCAGCCCCAACTGCAACCACCACACCACTCGACATCTTGCTCTCAGGCAAAACAATCAGCCCGCTAGACTTTTCAATATCTTGCTCAATCAGTACGCAGTTGCTTAGTGGAATTAGATTCATTTTTTCTTAGGAGTAGATGGTTTAGCGGCAGCCCGCTTGGTTGAATATGCAATGGCCACAGCCTGCGCAACAGGCTTGCCAGCACTTACCTCAGCTTTCACGTTTTTGCGGAACGCTTCTTTGCTTGTGGATTTGACGAGAGGCATTATGACCCCATCCAAGAGTTAACAGCACCGCCAGAGCCCTGCATAGTCACACGACGCTCGCTTTTCGGATTGTACTCCCGGCTAGCCACCGGATATGCAAAAGTTACCGCCAAAGCATCAGCCGCATCAGGAGAAGCCAAACCTCTAGCCTTCATCTCCTTCTTCCCCTCCAGAAATATAGTCCCGGACGAGTCAGGCTTCTTCATCGGTCCCAAGAAATCAGACTTCAAAGCCCGATCCTGCGGTATCGAAGCAGTCTTCAACCACTCCTTCATTGCGCCCCACATCTCCGCGCGCTTATTGCCCCACATGATCGGGTTCTTGGCCTTCCAGCCAAAATTCACCCCTCTGACCTTGTATCTCTGCTCCGTCAACCTGTCAAGAATCCCATACCCCAGCCCGCCCTCGTCAATCACCGTCAGCGCAGGCCGAAACTCCTCAATCGCCTCAATCACATTGCCCACCGTTGTCATCGTGTCGTCCCCCTTATACCGCCGGATCGCCACAATATCCCGCCCCTGCCTCACCACAATCACCGTCGAATCCATCCCACCACGCGCCGGATCCACCCCAATCACTATCGGGGCCGTCTGATCCTTCCACTTCGGCCGACTCATCGCCTCGTCAATGACAACAGGCGAAATAAACTGATCCTCACCCGCAGCCGGAAACTCCCCATACACCTCCACCCGCGCCTGTATCGAGTCCTCACCGTACTCCGCAATGATCTGCTCATAAACCGCCTTGTCCGTGCCCTCTACCGACCGCGCATCAATAACCTTCGTCTTCCAAAAGTCCCTCTTCGCCCCAAAACACTCAAAAAAGTACCCCACATTGCGCCGCGGGTTGCTAAACGCCAGCCAAAACCGATTCGGCGTGTTTTCCGTGAAAAAACCCGTCGCCACCGACCAAATAGCATCGTCAATACCCGACGCCTCGTCAAAAATCACCATCACACCATCAAAGTTGTGCACCCCCGCATACGCGTCCGGGTTCTCAGCACTCCACAACCGACCCTCAATCCCCCAGTACCGCGTACCCTTCCTCAAATCCTTCTCAACCAACTCCGTTAACCACTTTGCAGGCAGCACCCGCGTCGCACTGATCTCAAACCAGTGACTGTTAATCCCCATCGCCAACCACTTTGTGATTTCAGCCCACGTCACCGACCGTAGTTGCGGCTCACTGTTCGCCGAAATGATCGTCGTGCTACCAATCCGGGTCGAAAGCATCCAAATCACCACCCACGACACCAACGCCGACTTGCCAATCCCACGGCCCGAGCTGATCGCCTCCCGCAACACCTTGTACGCCACCTCATCCCCAGGCAACGCATCCTTCCCCAACTCATGATTAGCCTTGATATGCTCCGCCAAGTCACTAAGCACCTCCCGCTGCCACTTCCTCGGGCCCTTGAAACGCTCCAGCGGCGTTCCCTTCTCGCCCCAAGGAAAGACATACATCACAAAAGCTAACGGGTTGTCCTTGATCTGGGGGCTCCAGATTAGGGACATTAGCTCCGTTTCGTCCTTGGCAGAATATTTTGGGGTTTGCATCAAATAGACCTATGAAGAAATATTTCAGCAATTGAACGCGCACGAACAGCGTCACAGAGCAACTCGTACTGCCCAACGTAGAACGTTCTATTGTTTGCCCGCATCTGAACTTGCCACTTTTTTAGCTTTGCGTGGAAAGTAACACCTTTGTGCCCAGATGTATTTTTCGCGTGCTTTCCCGTGTTCTGAGCATTGACCAATCGGGTCGCTTCTCGCAAATTCACCAAGCGGTTGTCTTTGCGATCCCTATTGATGTGGTCAATTTCTTCTTCTGGCCATTTGCCAAACACGTACAACCATACAACACGATGTGCGTATAGCTTTTTTTTGTCTACGCCAATAATTATGTAACCATCTTGGTTGACAAAACCGGCAGGCTCTCCGATCTTTGCTCGTGGGTTGCGCGTTACACGGTTTGTGAACACCCCCGTCGCCTCATCATAGATGAGTAGATCCCGCAAACGCTCTTGCGTTAGAATTGGAAAAGTCATTCGATGCTCCTTCATCGTTGATTAAAAGCCCTCAATCGTTAGCGCGATTGGGGGCTTTGTTCATTATAGCCCCGCACTAAGAACGCACATGCTCTTCTTTGGGCTTGTAGATGGGGGTTTGCATGGAAGAAATGATAACGCAATATGAAAAAAATAAAAATTTTGCGTGGGGTCTACCTCCAGCTTGACCGGCAGTGCAGGGCCCTACCCCCCCCCTCGATTTATTTTGCGTCGATTTATGGCTGGATTGGCATCAATATGCTTGGATTAGCATGGATGGGGGGGGGTGGCTAGCCCCCATGGGGCATCAGGCCTGCTCTACCTTGTGTATCTGCCAGTTGAGCGCCATCGCCCTCAGCCTTGCATCGTCAATTGACTTGTGCATCTCGACGTTAAAAAACTCTTTATTGAGAATCTTTGAGAACACATAGAACGTAACCTTGATCATCTTTTCTCTCCTGGTGCCTGCATCGGTCAGCGACTGCTGTTTGATGCGATGAATGAACTATAGCAAAGCGGTAGTGTGGTGTCAACAATTTAATAGCCTAGTGTTTCCCCTAGTGTCCAGACACTAGATTGATGGTACATTTACATCACTGCGCGACATGACTAACAGACAGCGCAGCAACCTAACAGGAGATAGAAGCATGCAAGCAACCCGCTACTCACAGACCACAGGGATTTTTTACCAGCACCTTCGCGGCATAGGCTGGCAACACCTCGACACGAACGATGGCAAGCCTAGGCAAGTTGGCCCTTGGTACAAAACACAAGCTGAACTGCTGGCCGATCATGCCGACTATCTTCAGCGCGCCGGCTGGATTCGCACGGCCTAATTATCCTCGGGGCTCCGGCCCCATCAACGAAAGCACATATGAAACAAGCCCTCTTCGCCATCGCCCTGGGCGTACTCGCCGGCCTAGTCTTCGGGATGTACTTCTGATGAGCCAAACCCGCCAAGCCCACCTGTGTTCACTGCTGAACGCAGGCCATCCGTTCAGGATAGCTGTACTCTTGACATCGATCCATTTCAACGTCCCCACGCACATCCTCGAGAAGGAGTTCTACCGATGAGCTACTGTCCAAAGTGCCAGTCGCCCGCAAGGGTGCTAGAAACCCGCTATAGCGCCCGCCACGGCGTTAAACGGCGCCGCTTGGGGTGTACAGGGTGTGGCTATCGTTGGACGCTCTTGGGCGATGCGGCGTATTACATGGGCAAGATAGGAGCGAACAAATGATCAAGACGATTGCAGACGTAGATGCGCTGCTCGCAGACGCCAACTTGCCGAAGTACTCCGAAGCCATGATCGCACTCTTGGCACTTGCCCGAGAGATCGGCTCAATGCCACACATTGATCAACACCAAGTCTTTAAAGCGTGGGTTCTTCTCGACCGTTACTCAACCAACAGCCTAGAGCATTGAACATGTTTGAAATCGTTGTCGTCCTCCTTCTCTTCTTGATCCTCTGCTCACTCCAAGATTGATAGCTCAAGAACGCACCAAAAGGCCCCTAGGGGCCTTTTTTTACGTCTCCCCTTGCCCAGACCCATCCTCGATCTGTCGGGGCTCTACGACCTTCGCGTCAATGACGTCCTCGGCAATGGTGCGTGATGGTATTCACGTCGATACCTT